CGGCCGCATCAGCATTCTGGCCTGCCACTCGAGCTTCTGCGGCGCGCTCATCTGCGACGTATTCTCGAGCCCCGTCGTCTTCACGCTCACATCTCCCACCGTAAAGCTCTCAATGTTCCACCCCGTCACGCTCTTCTGCGTATAAATGCCGACCACCGCCATCCACGCCGCCGCGCATACAAACACCGTCCGGCAGTCCTCCGCCGTCACGCCGTCCTTGAGTCTTGCCTCCCACTGCGCCGCCGAGATTTCGCAAAGCCGCGTCAAAAGCGTCTCATCCGTCCCGGAGGGGGCGGCCTGTCTGGCCGCCTCATAAATCTCCTCCAGCATCGTCATCCGATCACCAGCACCTTCGAAGCCTCCGGCATGATCTTTCCGAAGCCGGAAATCGACGTGATGGCCGCGCGCTCGAGCTGCCGGTCGATGAGCTTGTCATACTCGACTGTCACATCGCCCGCCTGCACCATCTCAAGGGCGTATCGTCTATCCAGACCGATGATCTTGCCCGCATCCACACAGCTCGCCCGCAGCAGCTCCGCGCCCAGCGGGGTCGAAAGCGCGCCCGTGCCCTGGAAATTAAGACCCGTCAGCGGGTTCTGGAACTCGCTCAGCCCCAGCATCTTGACCATCGCGTCGGTATTCATCAGGAGACAATTGAGCTCATACGGCTCAAACTGCGCCCAGAACTCGACCAGCTGCTGATAGGTCAGCGTCCCCGCCTTGCCGGTCAAAGGAGACGTACCGATGGTGAATGTCGATACCGCATTGTTGTTGCCGTCGCCGTTTACAAGAACATCCACTGCGTCTTTCAGATGCATCGTCTGGATGTACGCGCCGATCTGGCGCAGCGTAACGGAGAATAGGTCGAGCTTCTGGAAGCGAATCGCCTCATAGGACGCGACAAGCATTCTGCCTCTTTTGTTGAGCTTTACCAGATTGTCCTTCGTCTTGACCTGCGTGGCCGGGATGCTCGCGCCCTCCGCGACCTGCATGAGCATCTTATCCTGTTCCGACGGCACAGAATACACGCTTCTGTAGTCCATCGCGTCAATGTTCGTCGTGCTCGCCGTGATCTTCGGCAGCACATTGTTTTCCTCCATGCCCTGCTTGACCGCGCGCGCGATATACTCCGGGAACAGAACACTCGAGTCCATCGTGCGGAAGAATTTTTCAACCGGGTCGGAGTACGCGCCCTTCGCGTGAATGTCAAAGCGCTTGAGCTGACGCTGGAACGCGTCGGTTCCCTCGAGCGCCGTGCCTCTGTAGTTTTCGCTCGGGTCGAGCGACTCGAGCACCTGCGTAAACGTCTTGCCGCTCTCGCGGTACATGCCCTTTTCCAGCTTTACATGATCAAAACCCATCGTAATTCTCCTTTCCTCTTATAAAAAAAGACCAATTTTCTTGCTTGCCGCATCGACATGCACAACAAGGCACGTTCTGCCCGTCGTTGCCGGAACGACGTCTCCATTTTCATCCGTTGCCAGCACTGCGTAGCCAAGCGCCGGAGCCGTCGTGCCCGCGTAGCTGACCTCCACGTAGCCACCCATCACCACATTGGCAGCGCCTCCTCTTACGCTCGAAACGACGCCGATAAAACTGTCGTCCTTCCCGCACGCGCCGACCGTGCCGTTTGCCGTCATCTTGCAGACCTTGCCCTCCTTCAGGCCCGTACCTGCCGCGAACGTCACCATACGCTCGCCGATTGCCTCAAAAGAAATTGCCATTGCTTGTTCTCCCTTCCAAAAATCAATATTTCAGACGCGCCGGAACCTCTCCCAGCGCCTTGTCTGCTCCTAAATCAGAAACGCGCTGTTCTGCTCCCGCGCCACGTCCTTCTCCACTGTCATCTGCGGTGCCGGCGCAAAGAGCTCCGCCGTCTTGCGCTCGAGCCCCATGGTCACCGCCCGCAGATCCTCCGCCGGCATCGCGCGCAAAACCCGCTGCCAGAGCACATCGTCAAGCCCCAGCTCCAGCAGCATCGCCGCCCGTCTTGCCCGCAGCGTGAGGTCTTCCCGATACGCCTTTCCGAGTTCTGCATCCTTCTGCAAGCGCTTCATCGCGACCTCGTCAAGCGCCCCCTCGCCGCCCGTCTGCTTTTTAAGAACGCCCGCTTCCTTCTGTGCCGGCACCGCCACAAATGAAAACTCATACGCGTCTGCCGCCTCACACAAAATCGCCGCGCACCGTTCCGAGCCATACGTCTCGCCCTTCACATGCGCGCACACGCCATACTCCTCACCGCAGATCGAGCACATCTTCCGCCGCACCGCGCAGCCGATCGAGACCTCCTTTTTGATACCGCCCTCGATCTGCCGGATGAGCCCGTCCGTCTCCGCTCCGCGCAGCATATACGCCCAGCCCTTGAGCATCGTCACGCCGTTCTGCGTCAGAACCTCCGTGTCAAAAATCCGCGCCACCTGCTTTTCCGCCGACCACGCGTGGTCCATGATCCCCGTCTTTCCGACAAAAAGCGCTGCCAGCTCTCGGATACACGCCTCCGAGAACCGCTCGTCGTCCCGGTCAACCTGATCGTCGCACAGCCGCACGGAAAACACATACACGTCCTCCGCCGTAACCTTCGTCTTCGTCAGCCGGTTGATTTTCTCCAGCTGCTCCTTGCTCGGCGCGCCGCTCAGCTCCACATCTGCCGCCTTCGTTACCTTCATGTCGTCTCCCCCTGTTTCTCCATCAGTTTTTCCGCCTGCGCCCGGTAAAGCTCCGCGTGCGCCTGCTCCACAATGTCCTGCAAGCTGATCTCATCCCAGACGATCTCCACATCCTCCGCATACCCGTGCAGCTGCATCCAGAGCCTGCAGATCCGCAGCAATACCGGTTCTACCGTCCTTCGGATGGCCCACAGCTCCGACGTCAGAAGATCCGTCTGCTGCGCGCTCATCCGCTCGGTGGACGCCCAGTTGAGCCCCAGCAAAAACGGCGGAAGCCCCGTCTTCGCCACCAGCTGCTCGAGAATCTGCCGCACCGGTACCTCCGAATCGAGAATCTGTCCGTCCGCGCCAATGACCTTGATCTCCACATCGCCGACCGCCACAAAATCGCGCACCACACCGTGCCTCGATTCCTGCATCGCCTGCGACCACTGTGACGCGATCTGCTCGCTTCTCTCCTGCGCGTCGATCCTCCCCGCTTCGTCCTGCGGCTTATACACCACCGAGTAGCGCACATTGCCCGCCCGCTCCCAGTTCGTCCCGATCGTGCTGTAAATCTTCAAAAGCACATCCACCAGAAACGGCATGCTCCGGAACACCGACGCGCCGTACGGATTCTCCTCATCCGGATTCCACGCCGCAAAGAGAATCAGATTCTGCCGCGGAAAGATCTTCACCTCCCCGTCCTGCCACTGCCCGAACGCAAACTCCATTGCCGACGTTCCCTCCTGCACATAGAGCTTCGTCACATCGCCCCACAGAACCGCCGTGATCTCGTCCCCGCCGACCACCATTTCGCCCACAGCCCTGCCATAGACCAGCATGCTCTGCAAAAACGCCGCCAGAAAGCTTTCAAGTCCCACCTGACCGCGCCCGGCATTCACCGTCTTCAAAAACCGTTCCAGTTCCCTTTCCGCCTTCCGGTTCCCACATAAAACGGTAAATCCGCCCGTCAGCCGCACAAGCTTTCCGATCGCCGCGTCCAAAATCGGCACCGCGTTTCGAATCTGCCGGTATACCTCCAGCTCTCCGCCGCCCAGCGCCGTCACCCCGCCGAGCATCCCGAACGGATGCCGGGACCCATCGCGCAGCTGCGCCGCCTTGCATACACCCGTTTTCACCTTTTTCCGCATGTTCATCCTCCCTTCAAATCTTCCGTTCCGGCACACACGCGGCAAATCCCGCCGAGCCCGCCAGAACACCCGTCACAAAATACCGCATATCGTCCATCGCGTGGTCGTTCTTCTTCACCACCCGGTCGCCGCCGGCTTCCAGATCCCAGACATACAAGTCCATCTCCCGCAAACAGTCCGTGCACCGCTCGCAGATCACGATCCGTCCCTCCTTCAGTGCATCCGCCGTCTTTCGGATCCCGGAGATCACATCGTTGTCCGCCTTCCGCACCTTCCAGCCCTCGCGCCGCAAGACCTCCATGAAGCTCGCCGCCGACGGGTCAACGATCACCTCCCGGATCGTCCGTCCCCCGGCGAGCTTCCGCAGTTTCTCGGCGTATTCCGCATCCGTCATCTGCCGCCCCTCGCGCCGCGAGTCAAAATAAAACTCATCCGTCCGGTACCACACGCCGTTCTGTTTTCCCCACAGCCCGAAGGACGCCGGGTTCACCGTCCCGTAGTCGCACGAAATGACCCACTGCTCAAAAAGGCCTCCCGGCGCCGATCGTACGCTCGCAGTGTCAAAGAAGTCATATACCCGCCCCTCGGCCTGGCACCACTGCCCCAAAATGAACCGCCGGTAAAAAACACCCGTATACAGCCGCTCGTACCGTCTGCGCACTGTCTGGCTCAAAGACGGATTGTCCTGCATCGTAAAATGCAGGTGCAGGCAATTTCTTTTATCCGCCTGCAAGATCCACTCCTTATAAAACCAGTGCTGCGGCCCCTCCGGATTGCAGCTGAACCACAGCCTGCTCCCCTCCACCGAGCACCGCGCGCACGCCTGCTCCACAAACGATCGCGGCATCAAAACGACTTCATCGA